TGCTAATGCTACTAACGGCATTGAGCCGCCACGCAGTTTGATCAGTGTTAAACAATCAAAGCACGGTGTTCTCAAGCAGGTAGTGCCAGAGTTTAAGCGTCTAAAGAACATGTATGATTTGCTATGGGAGCAGCGTAGTCCAGAAGGTTACTTGAAGATTATGGCTGTGCTACAAAAATACATTGATCAAGGTATTAGTGTAAACACGAGTTACAATCCGCAGTTCTTTGAAGATGAAAAAATTCCAATGAGTACTATGTTGCAGCATATTTTAATGTTCTATAAACTAGGTGGCAAGCAACTTTATTACTTTAATACCTATGACGGACAAGGCGAACTTGACATTGACAAGTTAACAGCAGAAAAAGAAGAGCCGACGAATGGGCACACTATTAATGGACACACTATTAATGGACACACTATCTCTGAAGACGAAGCTTGTGAAAGCTGCACAATTTAATAATTGACACGCCCGTACGGGTGTGTTACAATCTATAAAATACTATATATTAAAAAAGGATACTATAACAATGAGTAGCGTTTTTGACGTAGAAAACCGTGTCGATCACACAAAAGTAAAAGCGTTCCTTGATCCTTCGGGGGGCCCTACTATCCAAAGATACGACAGTCTAAAGTATAAACAGTTTGACAGTCTTACAGATAAACAACTTGGGTTCTTTTGGCGTCCTGAAGAAGTTGATATCTATCAAGATGCTAAAGATTTCAAAGCACTAACAGCACATGAACAGCACATCTTTACGAGCAACTTGAAGCGCCAGATCCTACTAGATAGTGTACAGGTCGTGCCCCAGCAGAAAGCTTTGGTACTATTGTAAGTTTGCCAGAACTTGAAAACTGGATTATTACTTGGACCTTCAGTGAAACTATTCATAGTCGTAGTTATACACATATCATTCGTAACGTGTATTCTAATCCTTCAAAGATCTTTGATGAGATGATGGACATTTCTGAAATTGTTGACTGTGCCAGTGATATTTCAAAATACTACGACAATCTAATCGAGGCAGCAGGATACTATAATTTGCTCGGCACTGGAACACATACAGTGAATGGTAAAAAGGTTATTATTGACGAATACGAACTTAAAAAGAAATTATGGCTTGCGTTGATGAGTGTTAACATTCTTGAAGGCGTGCGTTTCTATGTAAGCTTTGCCTGTAGCTGGGCGTTTGCAGAACTTAAGAAGATGGAAGGTAATGCTAAAATTATCAAGCTGATTGCCCGTGACGAGAATCTACACCTTGCTAGCACACAGATGTTGCTCAAGCTTCTAAAGAAGGATGATCCTGATTTTGTCAAGATTGCAGAAGAAACTGAAGCAGAATGCATTCAAATGTTTGTTGATGCTGTAGATCAAGAAAAGGCCTGGGCCGAGTATTTGTTTAAAGATGGTAGTATGATCGGACTGAATACAGAACTGCTAGGACAATACATTGAGTTTATTTGTACACGTAGAATGACAAACGTAAATCTTAAAAGTCCGTATAATCAAAAATCAAATCCGTTGCCGTGGACACAGAAGTGGATTAGTGGAGCCGAAGTTCAAGTAGCACCGCAAGAAACTGAAATAACTAGTTATGTACAAGGCGGCACAAAGCAGGATGTAAGTGCCGACACATTTAAAGGATTTAGCTTATGATACTAATTTATGGAAAGCCACAATGTCCGTTTTGTGAAAAAGCAAAAAACTTATGCGAACAGCGTGGATATCAATACGAATATCTGACATTAGACGAAGACTATACCAAAGAACAGCTATTAGAAACATTTCCAGGTGCTCGCACTGTACCACAAATTGTTGTTAACGGACTAAAGGTAGGTACTTACGATCAATTTACACAATATTTAGAAGATACTGGATACACTGGAACAGGACATAGTTTATGATTATTGAAACTCCTTACAAGGCAAATGATACTATTACAGTTAAAACTACAACTGGAGACGAAATTGTTGCTCGTTTTGTTGAGGAAGACGACAAAACAATTACAGTTGAAAAGCCTATGGCAATTATGGCAACTGGCCAAGGCATCGGACTAGGACCTCTAGCGTTTACCATTTCGCCTAGTGCAAAAATTAAGTTAAATAAGAGTGCTACGTTGTTTGTTCATAAAACTGATGCCGAAATGGCCAAGCAATATGTATCAAGCACAAGTGGAATACAAATGATTTAAGGGGTACTAAATGGCATATGTTCTTTCGATTCTAGATAGAGAGTTAAACGAAGACGGTGAGTATGAATCTTTAAACGAATCAAGTGATCGAGAATTTACCGTTGCAATTCGAAATGACGACATAACTGCCTCAAGAGAAGTAGCTTACATCATTACAGGATTAACTGCTAGTGATTTAGGATTAAGTTCTTTAGAAGGAATATTTAACTTACAAAGAATAAATCCGGGTGACACAGTAAGTGATGTAGATGATTATCTATATGATACTGTGTCTTTTACAGTATCTCAAGATACGACTACTGAAGGATTAGAAAGATTTGCTCTTTCTCTTGTAGATGAGCCTGATAACGTAGTTCGAATTGATATTACTGACACAAGTAGAGGCGCCGCCGTTCCTGGAGGAACCTTAAGTTTTTCCAAGCGTCAAGTAAGATCAGAGTATTTTGACAATGGTACATTTACGATTGACTTGGATATAACCGGATCGGAATACTCAAATGGCGACGAGCTTGATTTTTATATTGATGGTTCAGCAGCACAATATATTTCGCCTGCTACTGGAAGCTTTACAATCTCCGGCAACTCTGCCAGTCAAGTTTTTACAAAGAATATCCCCCAAGACTCTCCAATAGGTGACTTATATTTCGAATTAAAATTGTCAAACGGGTTGTACAGTCCCATCATTTTTGGAGAAGTC